CTTCACCTAACAATTCATTTGCGCCTGACAACACATTCAACGGAATCCCACCGTGATAAGTCCACAACTCATAGCGGTTATCCTTACTTTGTGTTTCAAGCCCAGAAAGTGTTCTTAATGTATCGACATAGCCATCCATATCATTGCTTGCCGTACGCGTATCCCCACCATCAAGCTCACACAATTCCAATACGCTTTCTTTCAAGTAGTATGGATTTTTCGCAAGCGCCTGTAATTGTTTTTTGGTCACATGGCTACGCTCAAAAACAAACTGACAATCTTTGAGCGTTGGTGCGGTCATATCTGGCACAAAATCCCACGGAAGAACTAAACGCGCAGCGGGAATCGTCTTATTAACAATTTCTCCCACCCAATTTCCTAGGCTGTCTTGTTTCCATGCTTTAGATTCCACAACATCCACCACTGGCGCACGTAAAATACCCGTGCCAAGCACGGCAGCATAATGTAAACATAAGCGAGCTTCTGCCACATAGTCGCATTCTAATAACTGATCATCAATCAGCTTTTCCATCGCTTCCGCACTTTCTTTTGCTTGCTGCATAATGGCGCGAGCATTGGAAATTTGATTGCGCAAATTCGGATCTTCACTATCGGGTTGTTTCGCAATGTTCGCAATTTCTGGCATTGGTGTTGGACTAATTCCGTAGTTTTTATCATCGCTAGGGAAAAGCATATCGGTCATTTGTGCTGTCCACGAATCTGTTTTCGCTCGAGTGTAGCCTACAAAAACTTTCGATTTATTTGTTTTAATACTTTCTTCATACTGATTGCGATACTGATACATATCTTTCACCCAACGTTGCACGATCGGTTGGCGTTGCTTTAAATGTTCTAATAGCTTGACCTTTAGATCTGCCCCAAAAGTTGTGATAGCTTCTAGAATTGCGGATTGTTCTTCTGCCATTTTTAATATCCTGTGATTGAGCTGATAGCTTGGTGTGGTTTAACGTTGATGATTTGTTGTTTGAATAAATCAGGCATAGCGCCTAAACATAAATATTGGTTTGCATCGTGTGGATGTGAATAGCGATTTTTATCGGGCATTTCCGTATATTTTTCTTCACCGCTAATATTTAACTGGCGATAGGCATAACCTGTTTCATAGCCTTTAATTAAAACTCGACAATGCGGGCTGATAATCATCGCAGGTTGCCCTTTTCCAACCAAACGAGATAACCACCAGCGCACCGCTTCTAATCGTCCTGTTGTATTGTTCGTATCTGCTGGACGTGCATTGAATCCGTTTTCTAACAGAATTTGAAAACAGGTTTTTTCATCTGTTTGCGCACGTTGAACGCCAGCTGGATCACCAATCACTTCCACTTCGCAACCAGTATATTTGGAGCGAATTAAAGGAGAGAGCTGATCTTGAATGAATCGCTGAATCCCCATTCCTGTCGCCACAACTTCATCGGTAATACGTAACTGACCGATAGGTGAGACTTGACCGATAATTGCAGCTGGCGTTAAACCAAAATCAAGACCAATAAATGTTGGCCAGCCTTTAATAGGTAATAATTTGTCTTTCGAGACGTGTAAATCTTTGTTGAAGTGATCCATATAGACGGGTTTGCCTGTTTGAACGGTCGCAAATTCGTTACAAATACGAGATTTAATCCAGCTCAATGTTTGTCCTTGAAGGTTATCGAACCAGTAGCCATAGCCTTTTTTTATGGTTTTCTACGTTTTCTGCTAAAGGATTGGCGACAAATCGGTGTCCGTGATAGTCCACATATAAGCCGTTTTCGATATTAGCTTTAACTCCATTAGATAACGATTCAAACGGAATGCCTGTAATATCAATTAACGCCCCTGGTTGCGTAAAGAACTCCCAATTCTTAGGCGTAAGGCTTTCCCCTGTTTCTTCATCGAGTGCCATTTCAAAGGTATGCCACCAGTGATCGTCGTCAGGCGAGTTGGTATCCATAATCATGCCGTTCCACGTTGCACCATCAAACCCTTCCGAAACTCGCTTTTCAGGAAAACGACCAGTACGTGTTACCGCTTCTGTTACCAGCATCACTGGTAAGAATTGAGCTTCATTGATCCAAATACCAGTCAATTCAAGTGACATTAATTTTTTTACATCCTTTGGTTTATCCATTGAAAGGAACATAAACTCCGCTTCTACTGTCGTCTTACCATCAGGATGATTAATTTTCATCATTCCAGAAATCGGGCTATCATATTTAATCGGACAAATACTTTCAGGAATCCACGCTTGAAAGGTCTTAATCACCGTTCCTTTTAATTCAGGATAAGTGTTTCGCACACAAGCCCAACGAGTACGACGAACTCCATCAGAATTAGGTTCTTGATTTAAGCAAATACGGAACATTTCCATTACACACCCAACTGATTTACCACTCCCAATCGGGCCACGAATAGCTTTCACCAATGCGTTCGTTTTATGCACTCTACGAAATGTAGCAGAGGCGCGATAATTAATCTTCATCGCTCTCTTCCTCGTCATCGTAGAAGTCGATGGCATATTCGACTTTGTGTTTACTTGCCACTTTTGCACCAAGCTCTTGCGCCAATTTATCGGCTTTAAGTAAGGTTTCTTTTGTTTGCGCTTTTCGTAATTCAATCGTTTCAAGCGTAAGCGCAATATTATTGTTAGTATGGTTTAAGCTCTCAATACGAGCCACAGCGCGGTCTAGTGCATTTTGAGCAGAATGAATGAGCTTATGGACAATTTCTTTATCCTCTGCCGTTTTGCATCGTTCTAAATCAGCAGTAAACTTTTCAATGCTTTCAATGGAGGAAATAGCCCGTTGGCGCATTAAGTCGATTTCATCTTTAAGGCTAAAATCAACGACAACATCAAAGGCAGATTTGTCCTTGAAGAATCGCGCATAACCGCCATGAATTATCGGTCTCCCCTCTAAAACTTTCGCAGTTTTTTTCGCGGTTTCATTTGCGACATTCGCACTTTTCGCAGTTTTGTTCGCACTTTCGCAGTTTGTTTCGCAGTTTTCCTCTAAATCTTCTTTATTTTCAACAACTTCCGATTTGGTAGTTTTATTCGCACTTTCGCAGTTTTCAAAGATCGTTTCAGGCTTTTTGATATATCGTTTAGCACTGGCAAAGTTCAACCCTTTCTTCCTGCACCATTCCATTACGGATACACCAGTCTTGGCGTAAGACTTGATATATTCGATTTGTAGTACGTTCCAATCTTTTTTTGCCATAAACGAGATATAAAAAAGCCCGTGGTTAAACGGGCTATTGATTTCTTTGTTGGTTTACTAAACAATTTGCCAGTCTTCAGCAAGTACATCAGTTTGACTTGCTAACCATGGGACTAATTTGTTATCGGCAGTCTTCATCGCGATGAAATCATTCCAGTCAGGCTCACCTTCATATTGCCCAAACCCAAATTTAGTTCCTTTTGCAATTTCTTGCCCAGCTACGAGGAAAAGGAACATTCCTTTACCATTCCAGCCGGTGCGAGCGACTGATTTCCCTGCTTTTAATGCCTTAATAGCATCACCAAAATTTAGTTTTTCAAACATTTCATTTTCCTCTTGTAAAAACGACCGAACTTACTCAGTCTTGATAACTAAATTACTTACTTAATTTCTCAACATGAAAATTCACAAACATTGCGTAAAAGTACTCGCATTAAAATAGCTACAGCACTTGGTATTAATCTAGTTCCATTTATCCCCCTTACAGCCCATATATAGCCGATTAAACTACTTACTTAACTTTTCGATTTGCCACTCACGGATTTTATCAATCCGATTTAGACAGACATCACGTTCGCGTTTGAGGATTACGGCATATTGCGCTACCTCCCCATAAGTTGCACCGCTAAATGATGTTTTATCTAAGTGAGCGAGATATGCTGCTGGAATAGTTGGATATGTGATGATTTGCGGTTTATTTGCGCAAGAAGTTAAGCAAGCTAATAGGAGCAACGGCATTATACGCATTGCTTTGTTTATCGCTGTTTGGAATTGAATTGATAATCGCATTTTGTTCCTCTCTCGCTTCGCTTTCAGCCTTGGATAATTCAAAGGTGATGCGTTGATTTTCAGCAACATCCGATTCTAATTGGGTGATTTTTAGTGGATTGCTGAATGATGGTTTCAGCTTGTTTTGCCTTTGTTGCTTCCAAGTCTTCAATAACGCCAGACTGGTAACGCAATGCGCCAAACAAAACCACTACAACAGCCCCTAACGCTATGTAAATGTACTTAGTCATTATCAGTTACCATTAATGCTCGATAGAGCTTGCAACGCTCATCAATGCCATTTAATCCACCATTAATTCTTCGAGTTACTTTCTCTACAGAATTAAGGTCCGCCAATTCACAGCATTTCCAATACCAAATGGCAGTTTTAACAGATAAATCTAAATTGC